AATGAGGGCCTTTTCGCCCCCTAGGTAGCGAAATTCCTTCGTGCCCCCCGCGACCTTCGCCCCAGCCTTAAGGCCAAGCTTCTCTACACCCGGAATGAACTTGGTGGCTTTTCCGAGTACCCCAGCAATTTTGGCGGGGCTTACGGCCCACAGAGGATCAAAAACCATCTGCTGGGCCATCTCACCGAGGGCGGGGTCTTTCACGCCATACTCAAGAAGGTCTTGCTTGGCTCTAATGTTGGCCTTCTTTTCAACCTTATCCAAGAACATGGCAGCGCTTACTTTGCCCGCTTCCATACCCTGGTCCTCAAGCTCCTTGATGACCTCGGCTGCTGCCTGGTCTACATGGCGGGCCCTTGCTTGCTCGAAGATTGACTGCATACTCGATGCGGTGTGGCCCTTAAGGCCCTCTTTTGCTCCCTCGACAGCTCCTTTGGCCATCTTCCAGAGGAGGGCCGGGTTATCAACGATGTCCTTGCCCCCGTGCTCGATGTCTACCCCAGCCACAGACTGAATATTAACTACTTGCTGCTTGTCTGACATGGCACTGGGGCGCGGCGATAAGTCAGCCTGCTTGTCAACTAGGGGTTGGAGCATTCCGGCCGTAGCACCGGACACGCCCTGAGCACCTCGCAGGGCAGCATTCAGGGGATGAACATACGGAGCACTCGTGGTGAACACGGGCATCTTAGTCGGAATTCCAACGTAGACCGCCGCTCTCTCTTCGTCGACTTGGTGTCCTAGGTCCTTGAGCTGCTTCACGACCGCAGCCCGCTCCTCTTGGGGCATCTCCTGCACTTGATTAGGCAGGCTCTTCTCAAAGTCAGCCTCCGTCCCGAGCTGAGGGGGCAACCGATGGGTTAGCCACCCCAGTAAGGCTTGAGTATCGAGGTCTTTGTTGAGGCGTGGGGCAATCTTACCCCGGGCCTGCTCTTCAGTTAGACCATACCGCGGGTTGAACTTGCCCGGGAAGTATTTCTTGATTTCTTCGGCCGTTAGGTCTCGGCCAGAGGCGTTCTGCTTGAAGAGTTCGAGCCCGCCCTCACCACCAGCAACCATTTTGGGGAGCTGGTCTCTAGTTGGAAGAACTTGGGCAGGAGTTCTCTCCCCGCCCTGCTTCACGGCCAGTGTAATAGTTGGAGTACGGATGGCCGCATCTTGGACAACATTGTGTACGAGGCGCCTTGAAAGGGCACTAACTTCTTCGTTCTTGTACTTAGCCAGCATGGACTCGGCCTGGGCCCGAAGCTTTGGGTCACTAAGGACGGTCTGCTTATAGTAAGGAAGGTCTTCAGGGTGTTTTCCAAGACTAGCCAATAGCTCGGCCCTTACTCGTTTCGCGCTCCGATGGGTGGTAGCTTCATCTGTCTCCCACTGACGTAGCGCCTGGGCTTGAACGGTCTCCGCAGGCATGAAGGCCGGAGCAGCAAGCTCTTCGGTCAACCCGAGCATTTGACTGCCCGCGCCGGACATAGCTTTGCTACGCTTGTCGAGGGCTAGCTCTTCGGGGGTCAAAAATGGGGGTTGGTAGGGCATTAGTAAGCCAGAGGATCAGCGTTGGAATCAACAGGCACAGCCGCGCCCGCGGGTCTAGGCGCGAAAGGTTGAACCTGGGTCATTTGCTGCAGGGCGCCCAAGAAGTCAGGATCTCTCATCATTCTATCATAAACTGCTTGAACCGCCAACTCAGCAGCCATTGCTCTACGGCCAGGTGCTATCTCCTTACCTGCGGCCATTTGTCCCGCTCGGGTGGCCTCTTCTTTGAAGTACCGGAGGCGCTCTCGAAGGGTCTGATTCACAGCTCGCTCGGCCTCGTTACCAAAAGTCTGGGACTTACTAAAGGCCGTGGGATACTGCTTTTCTACATCCTCAAAGCGCTTCAGTGAGGCAATCACTGGGTCGTGCGTAGGCGCTGTGTAGCCAACGGGTGATCGATCTTCCATCCCCGCCCTGGAATTCAATTCACGAATTCGGGGCTGGAGCAGCGCATCTTGTCGCACTGCTTCCTGCTGCTTGAGTGGGAACTCTTTCCCGAAGTGCTCTTCTCGCTGAGTTCTGGTAGCCCCCGCACGCTCATTAGCCTGGGTCTGAGAGTAAACTGTCCTGCCGGTGGCCCCTTCTTGCTTAATGTTCTCAAGCAGTCTACGGGCGACTTCGGCCCTAACCTGCTTCTCAGAGGACATTGCTCCCGCGCCAGCTCCCCGAGCTGCCGCGTCCCGTACTGCACCGGATTCTAAGTCGAACCTTGGGACTTCCTCGCCAAGGTAGGCCGCCTCTTGCGCCATGGCCGCCGCATCTTCTCGCTTACGAGACATTGCGGCAGATTGGGCCTGCAAAGCAAGGTCCGTGCTGCGATTGGTCTCCGCAATCAACTTAACCTTGCGGTCATCCTCGACCATCTTGTCTTCGCGAGATTGCTGAAGAAGACGCTCACGGAGAGCCATCCTTTGTGCAAAGATTGTAGCAGCGAGGGGGCTAGACATTTTATTTTACCCCACCACCAAATTCGAGGTCGTCCATTTCGTTAAGGGCTTCCCAGTCGGGTTCCTGAACATCAAAGCTTCGACCCGTCAGAGCGTCGTATCCAGACCCACCACTGACAAACCCGTCGTAGTCCCCACCCCCGGCATTGATTGCATTCATTCCTAGAGCAGCCGAGCCATAACTCATTCCCCCACCACCGCGCCTCAGTCCCTCACCCATGCTATAACGCATGCTTAGAGCCTGAATTGCCTGCTGACTCTGTGCAATTCCTGCATCAAATTGGGTCGTGTCTTTGAGGCCATAACCACCCGCCATGTTCCCAACAGCCCCACCAAGAGCGGCTCCAAGGCCGGCTCCCGCGGCCGTCCCAAGGCCAGGCATAAGGAAAGTTCCAGCTAGGCCCCCCGCGGCCGCGCCCACCCCTGTCCCAATTACCCCCGCGAATTTTCGAGCCCACACGTTAGCTTTGCGGTCCTCGTCCGCCTTCTGCTTTTCGAGGTCGGCAATCTTTCTCTCGTAGATATTCCGCTGGTTGTAGACATCAGCTTCCTCTCGGGCGTGCGAGAGGCCTACTAGATGACCTAGACGACTAATTGCCATAACTTATGCCTTTCCTTGAGCGTTAAGGAAGGCGAGAAGCGCTGCGGCGGTCTCGGGATCGCCCGGCAAGCCGTTACTCGACCCTTCGATGTTGCCCCCACCGGCTACATAGTCGTTCCACAGAGCCTGCCACTCTTCTGCGCTCATGCCGCTCTTAATTTCAGCAACTTGGCTCATGGCGTCCATCTGTCCCGCCATCTCGTCCTCGTGGTACTGTTGAGACTGCTTGTTCTTCAGCATGCCCATTTGCAAAGCATTTAGGGCTTGCTCATGCTGAGCGCGGGCTTGGTTCATCTGGTTCATACCGCCAATGTATGCCCCGCCCATTGCGCCTGCGAAGCCACCCGCTACGGAGCGACCCATCGAGCCTTGCATTGCAGCAGACTTGCGTTGCATCATCGCCATGGATTGCAGGTTGAGGTCTTCAGTAATCTTCCACTGGTCCCCGGCACGAGCAATCATTTGCTCATAGAGCTTGTCAATGTCAGACTTCCCGGCCTCAGCGTCTGCGGCAGCCGTAGCAGCTTCAGTTTGTTGCTGCTGAAAAGCCGCACCCTGAGTTCCCGTTACTGATGGGCCTGAGCCCGTCGTTGCTCCACCGGCCCTGCCCGTGCCCGGAGCTTGGCCGCCTGGGCCAGCAGACTGGGTAGGCACTATCACGCCCACTTGACGGTCGGCTTTGGCCCTGGCTTGCGCGTTGGCCACGACATCAGCGGTTTGCTGAGCCGCGCTAGAACCCTGTGCGTTTTGATAACCTAGGCTACCAAGCAGGGCCCCCATGGGATTTGTTGAGTGCGGTTGCGGTCCTCCACCTTGAGCAGCCGGCCCGGGCCCTAGTGGTCCGACAAAGGGCGAGCCCTTTGTTCCACCAAGTGGGCCAACAGGAGGCGCGCCAGGCTTGGGCGGGGCCATCCCGGCCGAGACGGGGCCAGCTCCGAGCTTCTTAGCTCCCAAGGCTGACATGGCGAGCTGTTGATTTTGCAGCGGGCCGGTTGTTCTCATGAGGGCCATGTTATGCTCGCAATCCAGAAGTGCGCTTCAACTTGAGCGTCACGGAAAACTCGGAGAAGGCCACGGTTAGTGCTGCTCCGGCGTTGGCCGTAATGAAGAGGGCCAAGAATCGGGCATTGGCGTCCGTAAGCGTCAGCGCTGAAGTGGTAATGTTTGGTTTGACAGCCTGAAATTGATTAGCCGCACCCGCAGCAGCCGTGATATTAGTCGCTGTAATGACTGAGGCGGCCCCTACCTCGGTAAAAGCCCCAAGGGCAGCGGTAAAATCTCCCCATTTTACAGCGAAAGTTAAAACATCACCCGCATTTCCAGTATCGCTACAAAAGGCTGTTGCCGATAAGACGGTATAGGCGGTACCGTCAGTCGTGCTCCCGGGAAGGCCAACTACCGCTCGGGGCATGGTCGCACTGGACGTAATCTTTCCCGCCGCAGCAGCCACTTGAACCTTTAAGTTGACTAAGAATTCATAGTCATCGTTGATAAGTGCCGAGTTAGGGATGGTCCCGGCCGTCACTTCACTGCCAAGGATCGCACCAGAGAACTTAGTCTCAATGGCGTCGAATTGGGCGTTGAGATCAGCCGCGGTTAAAACTTCACCCGCTGACCACGTTTTAGGAAGAGTCAAGCTCATTAAAACACCTGTGCTCCAAAATTCGTCATGTAGGTAATTGCTACCACAGGGGCGTAGTAATCCTTCGTCAAAGCTACTAGATTGACGGCACTCTCCAGGCTTCCCGCAATAGTCAGCCGCGCCAAGGTACTGCCCGTCACGGAAGAATCAATTCCCAAGTAGGAAGTTGGGGCCGGACTGGTTGCTCTAAAACCCACAAAGTAGCGCCCACTGGGTTGAATTTCAACCTCTTCGGGGAGGAGCACTTCTCGGACAGAGACTAGGGAGCTATCAAAGGACACTCGGGTCTTAGCTACCTCAGTAAGTTGCATGGCACCGGGCGACTGAAGTCTATAAAGAGCACACACCGCGCTACATCCCGCCCCCGCGACGGTAATCCCTATGCGAGCCTTGTTAAGTCGAATCTTTCCTATGAGGGGTTCCATGGGGTAAAAATAGCAAGTCCCATCAACGGGAGCCACATCAGTCAGCCCACTGAAATTTCCGGGCACATTACTGAACCAGAGCTGTGTTTCTTTGGCCTGCTCTATGGCTTGCTGTCGGCGCATTTCGTTGCCAATGACGGCGCCCTCGGGGCCCGAAAGGACACCGCGGTTACCTGGCAAATGGAATGCAACCTTAGACATTAATAGCTGTTAAACCTTGTTCGTAAGTCCAAAGGAGAGGCTCGAAACCTTCAGCGGACTATTCTTTTGAGTATTACGAACCTTAACCTTGAACCAGCGGCCACTATCTCGGAAAACTACGCGACGATATCGGCGGCGAACTTCCTCCACCTTGTCTGTGTCAAGGATCATCGTGTCAAGTGGAATCTCTAACTCGTCTCTCCAGTCGCTCGCCGCCTGAGTTGCAGTGCTGGCGTCCATCCTGTACAAATCAACTTCGAGTCCCGTCACGCTCTGCATCTCGCCATGAATGTCTACCTCGCGGAACATCCAACGGTGATTGCTGTTATAGCCAATGCGATGAGTCAATATCCAAGCATCCGTCGCGGCCCCGTTGTCTGTATCACTTAGGCCAAACTGGTAAATATTCCCGGCCGTGTCCCCAAAGTAAATCGTCTCTTCGTCGTACTGCCCTTCAGCCTGTAACCAACACTCCGCTGGTACATTGTCCCAAAAGAACCACGCACCCACGCTGTAGTCATACACTAGAACCCGATTATTTACACCAGAACCGTTAATACTTACACTAAGTACGTAACAGTGCTTGCGTCGCCAATGGCAAGCAGCCGAGAAGGCCCTTCGACCGGCATTGATTGAGAGGAAGAAATGGTCGAGGGCTTCAGAAATCTTGTGCGCTGAGTTCCCGTCGAAGGCATATACGCCGTCCTCGGCCAGGAATATGAGATTGCCATTGATTTCAACAATGGATGAGTTCGCTACGCAGCCGATGCCGCCAACTTTGCGGACGGGGACATAGGTATTAAGTCCACTCAACTCGCTGAAGCCGGCCGGGACCATAATCCAAATCGAGTCCTGCTTAAAGACGGCCAAGTACTCACCCGTGGCTTTGAGACCTGTGATAGGTGAGTTGTCGTCTTCCATTAGGATTTCGTAAGACTCGTTGGGCCAAACCTTGTGTGCGGGCTGTGGGGCCGACCAACGAATGGTGTAGGGCTCTTCTTGAAGATTGGCAGCCCAGAGCTGGCCCTTGAAGAACTCAACGTAGTTGGCCCGTGGAAACGCGCCTAATTGAGGCACATAGTCAGGATTGTAATCCCCCTTAATACTTCCAATTGTCCCAACGAACTCAGGACGAGCTTCGATCTCGGCGACGGCGATAGTTCCCGTCGCGGGCACGGAATAGACCTGGTGACTATAAGCAATATAGGATTCCTCAAATTGTGGAATCACCGCGAGGGTAGCGGGCTCAGAAGGGGGAGCCGTAAAGCTGTTCGGGTTCGTGTACGTAAGAAGGTTGTCCCAGGTCGAGGCCCGTGCCATGTACAACGCCCCACTCAAGTAGTTGACAGGCATGTTGAGAACCATGGCGAAGTAGGACTGGGAGAGCACTTGGGGCTGAAAAAGGCCCTTCAAATTCGTGGTGAAAATGGGGTAGAAGTTCACGTCGCCATCGACTGTGACAGTGGCGTCGAGAGTTGCACTGCCGGAGTTCACCAACAAAAAGCGCAAAAAATACTTTGTGTAGTCCGTTCCCGAGACGGTGATAGTCTTAGCTGTCCAGTCGGCGGGTTGGACGAATGCAAACACAGTCGAGGCCGTCGAGAGATGTGGATAGTTTGGCGGGCCCGATGCTCCTCCTAGAGCCCCACCCTCTACTGAGTAGAGGCGGGTCCACTCTGTGCCATTCCAGTATTGGGGCACGGCTGTCACGTTATTACTATTTGTCGTCAGGACGGACACAATCACCGCAGCGATGTTGGTCTTGCTGGTTCCACCAACCAGCCAGGCACTGCCCACGGCCAAGCTACTGAGGTCGAGGTTTCCGCCGCCAGCTATGGCAATGGAATCATAAGTTCCCGCTGGGGTTTCCTTGACGACTACGGAGCCCGTCCAAGCTTCGGCTTCCTGCTTGAGTATTGTCCGAATGCCCATATACCCGGGCCGTTGCTCCAAAATCCCGTGCGGGGCCCAGACATTACGACAGTCGAGGACTTGATTGGGCTTGGCGTTTTCGGGTTCAATGTTGACCCCGCCCTTAAAGTCTGTAATCCCCTGTCGTAAAAACCGCGCACGGGACATGGAGCTATCCTATTACGCCACTGAGGGGGCAGCGTCCGGCTTCAAAGCGGCGTCCAACAGAGCGTCTTCAGAGGCTTCTTGCGTGGGTTCCTCAACAAAAGCACCGGGGCCCTTCAAGAACTCCTCAAACTCTTTGCGGCTTGGGAGTCGATAGCTCGGGTCGACGAGGCGGAAGTACAACTTCTTCATGCACGCCCGCTTCTCTTCATTGATGAGCTGCTTGAACTCCTCAGGGGTCTTCTTTCGATACTGACGAATAAAGTGCTGCTCATCCCGGGGGAGTTTGCAGTCCGGGTCGACGAACTTGAGATATGCCAGCATCGTATTCAAGTCCCAACTCATGTCGGGCTCAAAGTTGCTGGGCTTGCGGCTTTCGCAGATCTTCGGGAAGTTGCCGGAGCGACTCGAAGGGCTCGACATGAGCGAGCGCTCCATGAACCAATCGGCCGTGCCCTGATCGAACTCGACACGCTGAAAGGCGGGAAGCGATACGAAATGCCCGGGCATATTGAGGGCCTCAAGCACGCCCGACTTCGTGGTATACTCGACCATGGGCCCATTAGCCCATTCCTTGAGGTTATGGGCGCGCTTGATAGGATTTTCGCTCATCACCCACTGCCACTGCTTGTCCTTCCAAACGCGAAGCTCAATCTTCTCGGGCCCGTCGGGGTTGCCGGTCATGTTGGCGAGCCACTTGGTTGTCGGCTTGTTGTCAGTGGTGGCAACAGTTGCGAATTCCTCAGCGGCCGGCACCACAAAATCCTGGCAGCGGTCCAGAAACGCCTCTGCCACGTCCTCATCTACAAGTTGCTCTTCGTAGGGCTTGATCGAAAGCTGAACGCCCTTCCAGGCAATTGACTGCGTAACGGCAGTCTGATTATAGATTCGCTTCAAAATCATGGCACCTCTCCTAGTAAATCAGACCACCGTCAATATTGGTCTTGATGTTCTTGATGGTGGGCACGTCGTCCGTACCCCGCCCTCTGCTCAACCACTTCCAAAAGTCGATTCTAAGCTCATTGCGCTCGAAGACCCAGGCCTCAGTCATTTCCTGGTCCGAGATCTGTTGCAAGAACAGGGCCGCAGACCAGGCAATAAGCTCGTGGAACTTAGCGGGAATGAGCATTGGCACGTCGCCATCATTAACAAGCTCCTCAACGCTCGCATAATAGGTAAAGCGGAGTGTCTTGTCAGAGGGCGGGCCATTGGTGCCCCACTGGATTGTCTGATGGTCCTTCCAGAAGATGTCACCCGAAATACCATCATCGCTAAACACAAGTGGCGTGCCAATGCTCGCGGTGGTGATGTCGGAGATACCAATCAAGGCTTCCTCGTTCAGTTCCGGGGGGAGTATCATAGTAACACTTCCGCCCGGCCAAGGCAAGTCCAAAGTGGCCTTGAAGAAGCGCTGTCCACCCTCTTCCTCAGCCTTGATAGTCTCCTGCTTATAGGCCCTATTGAGAGCCTTTTTAATGCGCAAGGTCGTGAAGTCCTGATCTGTTTGCTGCTCATTCCAATTCAGGATGAACTTGACCTCACTCTGAAGTTCTAGAAAATTCATTACTTAATGCCCTCAGGCAAGTAGTAGTCTTCGAGCTGGGGGCGTTCATAATTGTCCTGCTCGAACTGCTTCATGGCCGCGCTTCGGTCTTCGCTGGTCATGATGATTCGGTCCGCAGCGGCTTCATTGGCCTGAGACCAGAGAAAGTCGGTCTGTTCCGCAGCAATATCAGCAGCCTTGGACTTCAACTCTCGCCCCATGGCTCGGGCGTTTTCTTCGAGCCGAACTCGGGCGGGCCTGAGCCAGTATTTGATGGCGTTCAAGAACGCCCCCGAGAAGACCTCTTCCTTCGTAATGCCAAACTCGCCGAGATTCGCTACGAAAATGGGCCAGCGGCTCTCGTTCCAGTCTGGTCTCGTACTGCCATTCTTGGCGAAGATTGGGCCACGGAAGTCGGGAAGCTCTAGCCAATGCATGAAGTAGGTCTTCGGGTCTGCCGGAGTGCCCGCGTCCTTCGAGTGGTAAAGCTGCACCACTGCGAAGTCCCCGGCATTCAACTCATCGGGATCTTGTCGATCACGAGCGTGCCAAGCGAGTCTAAGATACGGGTGAATCCGAGCCAATTGCGAACATACCGCTGACGGAGGATACAATGCCATGGTAAAACCCCTCTGCTCAGGGAAGGGCCACGCTGAGCAGAGCGTGACCCAACCCAGAGGTGCCAACCACTACGGACTAGGAAATCCCGCCCGTAGCTTGTCTAAACCAGAACAAATAGGCGTCAAACGTGGCGGCCGCGCCAACGTCGAACTTGACCTGCGTCTTTGCCGTGCCTTGGTACGCCGCCAGGGTGCCATCTGCGTGCGGATTCACGACAGCGCTGTTCAAAATAATAACATCCGGGAACTCGGCCTCTCCGTGAAGCACCTCTTCCGCAGTAGTGCTATCCGCAACCACCCGAATCTTCTTAATCAAGAAGGGGGTGCTTGCAATAACGACCGGGCGGTCCCCATGGAGGGCCGTATTGGTATCAAAAGCGGCCTGCGTGAGGCCATCGAACGAATATGCCATAACTATCTCCTACGAAATCCCGCCCGACGCGGCATTGAGCCAAATCAGGCAAACATTAACGGCTGTGGCACTGGCCCCGCCGCAGTCAATTGCCAAGTACGCCGCAGTGGAACCTGCATAGAGCGAAATAGTCTGGGCCGCGTCTGGGTCGTCGATAGCACCACTCACGAACATGATGTCCGGCATGATGCTCTCTCCGTGGAGAATCTCCACTGCAGTCGTGCTGTCCGGGTTGACCTGAATCATCTTGACCAACCAGGGCGTGGCAGAAAGGACACGGGGGGCCTCATGTGTGGCCACTGCGCTTTCAAACTGCGCCTTGGTAATTCCATCAAAGGACCAAGCCATTGGTTACCCCTTACGCGCTGATGCCACCAGAGGCCTGGCTCAGGTGCTCAATGAAAACCTTAACAACAGCGCCCGTCAAATCGCCACCAACCACCGTGTCAAACACGAGGGCGATGGTATTGGCCCCGTCTGTGCTGTCGAAGCTATCTTCGACGTGGGCACAAAACACTGGGGACAAGTCATCTGCCGGAGTAGTTACTTCAAACATGACCCGGAAGGGACACAGGTTGATCTGATTGAGCAAGGTATGCGTGACGGTCACACCCGGTACGAGGGTGGAGTAGTAGCACTCCTCCATCGCGGTCGGGAAGAACATCTTCATCTTCTGCTTGGTAAGCGTAGCGGCCATGTTATGCTACTCCACAGTGCAGTTCGCACAGTTGAACATTCGCGGCCCCAGCAACCGTGGCGCCCACGATGATACACGGCACAACCGTAACGGCTCCGAACGTATACGAAACGGCCGCAATAGCCGCGTCCGTTGCCAAGTCTGCCTTGGCCAAGGCCAAAGTCGTGCCCGAGCCAAGCTGGAAGGTGGCCAAGCCATCGGCGTCGACATCAATTCGAAAGACCAAGAAGTCTGCCGAACTAATCGCCGCATGGGTAGCGTTGGTCGCGGTCGAACCCGCATTGGCCACGTCCGTCCGGCACCCGAGAGCACCAGCCGCGTCCCGAATTTCGAGGCAACAGTGGTCCGCATAAGTCGTAATGTCATCAATCTCCGCAGAGGCCGCACCATACGCGCCCTGCTTACGAAAACCGACCTTGAGATGGTCAATATTCGCGAGCGTAGTGACCTTTACGGCAGCTTCAATGAAGAAAGCATCCGTGCCACACACAAAGGCAAGCTCACCAAGGTCGGCCAAAGCCCCCGTGGTGATTTCGATGCCCTCTGCATCCGTGGCATCCAGAGGAATGGTCCAGCCAGTCGCTGCGACGGGAATGAACCGAATATTCGTGGCGTCGCCAACTCGGTGGAACTCAAGATAGTGACCATTAACCCGCATGCAAGGGTCACCAGTAACGGCCGTCCCTGTATCAATCTGTGCAACCGTCGCAGTTGCGGCGGGGAAAATCTGTGGAACAGTCAACTCATTCGCAAAGTTGATGTCCAACCGGCGTCGTCTTGACATTTCTTAGTACCTCACGTCAATCAGGCGATAAAGCACTGTGACGGTAATAGTGTTCGTACCAGCGGCAGCCGCGAAGCTCGTGCTAGAGTACAACTCAACTGCCAAATCGGGCTGAAGAAACCCAACCGTCTGTGGCTCGGCCTCCGTGCCCACAGCCTCCATTGTCATGACCTTTCCTGACGTTGCATCATTCAGGAAGTCATCCACGGCCTGGGTCAGGTTATCTCCCGTCCCGCTCTTGTATCGCAGTAGGAGGTCACCATCAGTAGCGCAGCCATCATCGCCGGGCCCCATCTTAATAAAGGCCCGCTCAACGAGGATTGCCTTATTGCTGACCGGCTTTGGGATGATTTCTATGGGCGTCGACGACAAGTCAATCTGCCAATAGGGCATCTGAGCTGTTCCCGTGTCGGGCGCGATGGTAATGGTTCTAAACATCAACGGCCCAATGCCCATATCCGCGAGTTCTTGGTTCTTCCTCGGGATGCCCGTTTTTCCACCTCGTCTAGTCATGGCTTTATCCAATCGTCATTTCGACGAGGCGGTAGAACACCACCACTTCGAGGGTGAAATCGCCCGCACTGCCCGACAGGTCACTGGCCGAATACAACTCAAGGCCCAAGTTATCTTGCAGATAGCCCAAGGTCTGCGTTGTCGTTTCCGTTCCGATTCGCTCAATGGGCATCGTAAGACCGCCCTTGGTCGAGTCATTCAGGAAGTCGTCCTGCGCCTGAGAAACATCATCGCCTGTTCCGCCCGTGTAACGAATGGACAGATTCCCGTCCGTATCGCCCGCCGTAGCACCGCCGATGATGTTAATATAGGCCCGCTCAAAGAGAATCGCTCGACCGGGACCGGGACTCGGAACAAGGCCCTTCTTGGTCGAGTTCAGGACTTTCCACTCAGCGGCCGTGAGCAAAGTCTTACTACACTGAAGGGGCCCAATTGAACACGGCTCGTTCAATTGGTCCATCGCTGTAGCGGCCATGTTAGCTCCCCTTCAGTTCGATGATTCGATAGAACGTAGTCACGATGAGGTCGTGCGTACCCGTGGTCAACTCGGCCGTAACATTTGTCAACTCAAGACCCTTATTGGGGGTCAAAGAAGCGGGCACTGTTTGGGTCGCCGTTTCCGTGCCACAGCGATTTAGGACAAAGATTGTCCCAGCCGTCGCGGCATTAAGCGGATCCGTAAAGACGAACGAAACAGCCGTCCCACCACCCGCGTATTGAACCCGCAGACCGTCACCACTAGCGTCGTAGGCTGTGCCCGCGCCCGAGCCCTTAACGACGTTCACAATGGCCTTCTCGAACAGAAGGGCCTTATTGTTCGTCTGCTCTATGTCCAAGACGATTGCCGTGCCATAGGTCGCCTGGTCAAACCCACCCGGGGCGGGAACGAGCAGGAACGGTGTGGCATTCAGAGTGAGCACGTCTGCCGTTGGAATTCGCACTTGGCGAATCAGCAACGGTGGACAGCCCACATCTGGGGCCACTAGATTTTTTCTCGACATAATGTACCTCCGTGGTGAAGGGGGCCTGTACTAGCGCCCCCCTCGTGTCCACTTGTTTAGTACATCGTCGCCGGGGTCTCATTCAGGTCGTCGATACGGCCCGAAGTGTGACGCTCCTTGATGTACAGCTCCGCGATTTCAAGAGCGGTCGCGGTCCACACACCAGCAACGTCCGAACGCTTGAAGATTGCGCCCGAACCCGGCTCGCGTCTCCAGGCCAACTGCTTCTGGACGGCACGGTAAATCTTGCTGAAGTCAACGAAGAACATCTTGCCATACGGAGCATCGCTGTCCGTCACGATGTCAACCTTGCCCATGGCCGACTGGAAGCTGGCAACGCTAAGCCCAGCGGTCTTGGTCTCGGGGCTGAGGCGCAGCTCGCCCTCGTACAGCTCCTCGACATTGATCGCGCCCCAGTTGTTGCAGAGGACGGTGAGACCGTCGGTCGGGCTCTCGGAGCCACTCTTCTGCTTGATACCCGCCATCATCTGGCGGAACAAGGTCGGGGTCAGGTCGCGCTTCACGGCGCTATTGCTCAGAACGAGCGAGCTATAGCGGGGATAAGAGCTGACATTGATGTTTTGGAAAGTCGTCGCAGTATTGTCGACAAGAGACGACAGGCCCGTGATGGCCCGACCATAGGAGCCGTTCCAATAGAGAACGTCCGCAGCGTCAACCTGCTGAGCAAGGGCCGGAACAGTAACAGTAGCGCGGTACACGCCGGCACTGAGAGACGGAGCCGAGGCGGTCCGGGTCACAGTGAGATCACCCTGAAGAGTGGTCGTAGTATACACCTGGTAGCGCGCCTTGTCCCAGAGGGCCCGGGCGTCATCGACGTACAAGGTGGTCGCAGCAGCGTTCGCCTGCGTGGTCGCGGTCGCAACAGCACCAGTGCCGTCGCGGAAGAACGCGAAGTTCTCCATCTTCAGGATGCCATTCATGAGGCCTTCGACCTCAGAGGTGATGACATCGCGGGCGACATTCTTGCTCTTGCTCGCGGTGGCCATAACGCCATCGGTCAGCTGAATCGAGCCGCCGATGAACTTACGATAGGCCTTGTAGGCCGCGTAGTCTTGCTTGTCCGGCGCGGCGAAGGCCGAACCGTCTTCCAGGTAACCAAAGGACGGGCTGCGCGCAACGTGCAGACGGCCTTCGATGTGATCACCAGTCCACTGATCGTCCTGGCGGACGAGCTTACGGGCCTTGGACATTTGATTGAGCGACTCGACCACGCCGTCAAGATAACGGGTGAAGGTCAAGCCGACGTTACCGATATTTACGCCTGCCATTTTATTGCCTTACGGATGCCTGTCTAGCGTTTTGCCGACAGCGTGGGCGCTCCGGCCCGCATCCACTGCACGTAGTTGTCATACCCGTGCGATTTCAGCGCATCCCAGGACGGCTTTGTTTCCGTCTGCACTGAGCCTTTCGATTGAGTCATCGGGCTGGACACCCGCTGTGATTGCTGTATTCTCGCACCAGAAGTTTTCGAAACCCTTTGCAAGCGCCCCTGATGGTACTTGTCGAGCCACATTTTGAATTTCTGGGCCGCAACCTGAGTATCCTCGCCAGTGGCTGCCACGTAGGCGAGCAGCAAATCTGACGCAACATTTCCGTCCTCGGGGGCGAAGTTCCCCATATCCACATCGTTCATAAGGACTTCTTTGCTCGCCTGATTCGCCTTCTCAGTAAACTGCCGCAAATTGGCCTGTTGCCGAGCACGCTGGATGTCTTGCTTCTTCTCTGCATCCTGCTGAGCCAACCGTTGCTCCATAGCAGCAATCTTGGGGCTGAGGCGGGCCTCTGCCCTCTCCTCGGCCTGTCTCAGCAACTTGCGCTCGTACTGCTCCATCGGGGTGAGTTTCGACTCGTCCTCAATGGGCTGCTGCCCTTTTGCGACCAGTTCAAGCTGTCGCTGGAGAATTTCGTTCTGCCTAGCGAGGGCCTGGGCCTGCATCTGCTGTTGCTGGTGCACGGCCTGCATTTGCGCCTGGAATTCGCGGTCCCTCTGTGCCAATCGACCTTCAAGTTCCTTCTTCTCTTTAGCGAGGGCCTGAATTCGCTTCTGGGCACGTCCTTTGGGCTCGTCTTCCTTGCTCTTGGTCTCTTCGACCTCCTCATCCTTCTCCGCTTCGGGCTCTGGTTCACCCGCTAGCTCGTCCACCGCGTCATTGACGCCTTCCTTTGGAGTTTCGGCGGGCTTCTGAGTCCGGGCGAACTCAGTACCCAACTCGGCCAAAAGCGCCTCGTCAGGGCCTTCCTCGCCCACACCATGGTCCGCTGTCTCTTCCAAAGGCTCTTGCCCCAAATCCGCGACGCTGCTCATGTCCACTGCCATTGGCACTCCCTTTTGGTTTTACGAACCAACAAACGCCCGAGTAGGGCTGGCCGGATCGAGATTTACGTCTTCGAGACGAAGTGGCCCATCCTACTGCAATATGATACCATACATTGCCCTGGGTGTCAACACAATATACTATATTATATTTTAGTATATTTAGCTTTCGTGCTTGGACTGGCCCGTGGCCTGTTGAGCCGACCTTTCACCCATAGCATCGGCTTGGCCTACTTGGGCTCCAGCTTGCATAGCAACAGTTCCCATGTGGCCCGGGTCATTGAATGACCCCCCGGGGCTGCTCATGTCACTACCGGCCGCTGGTGGCCCCCCAGGGGCCATTGGTTGGCCTGTCTGGGCCCCCATTACGCCGGGCATCTGCCCCGACATGGCCCACATCGCGTAAATCTGCCAAATTTGACGAACTTGCATGACCACCATGGGGTTCTGCTGTTCCATCTTTCGGCCGGGACCACGGAGCCAACCCAGCAGAACTTCAGCAAAAAGCATGGGGTCGTCCTCAATCTGCGGGGGGCGCATGATACCCTGCTGAATTAGCTTAGGAATCTGAGCCGCAGCGGACCGCTCCGTGGCCTCAATGTCATACCCGCCCTGGGGCATCTTCAACTTGGCGAACCGGATGAAGGACTTTTTATCTGGTATGCCAGTCATTGGGTCAACGAACAGCCCAATAGGCAAGTTGGCCAAGTCGGCCGCCTGTTGCAGTCGAATGCTCGGGTTTCTTGAAAGGCCGTCCTCCTGCTCGATTTGAAGGTCGAACCCATCCGAAAGGATAAGTTCGTCAAATGAGTAGATTTCTACACCCTCGGGGCCAGCAATAGACCACTTACGGTCCGGGTGAGCATACTGCTTGAAAAGCTTGAGGATTCCGAGGTGCATTTCGCGCCACTCGTTGTGATTCCGCAGCAAAATTGGGCCCAACTGCTGGTCAGCCTCGGCTTCAATGATGGCCATCGCGCGCCCATTGGGGTCGGAGCCGGCCTCGCCCATCTCGGGTCCAGTGATTGTAGCTTGAAGTCGAATGTCTCCCGTAAGCTCGGCCTTACGTTCGAACACTTGCTGAGCCAACTGAGGCCAAACCAGGAAGGTCGGCATGCCGGCATTAGCGTTGTACTTAATAATTTGATCCGAGTTGGCCGTAATCTCGTCCTGACTGATGCGCGAGCCCATTGGGTTGAGCATCTTGGGCTTCAGGGCAAGCTCGGTATGCTCTCGGATTTGAGTCTCGATATTATTCAATTCCCGCTGACGGTGCCAAGCTTGGGCAATGAATGGCTCGTGCCAGAACTCACCAATGGACTTGTCAAAGCCCATATGGTAGAACGGAAAGCGCCCCAAAATGTTATAGGGACTCTCGTTGTCGATGCGCGCAATACGGTCCCCGACTACGTAGATAATTCGGCCCTTGGGATATGCTTCCGTTGGCCGCTCGTGGTACTCCCTGACGTAGCAGTGGTCCCGGAGCTGAGTTTGGATTCCCGACACAACGAGGGCATTATATCGAAGCTCGGCCGTCCTATCTGTGTGAATACTCGGGTCGGCCGCAATCCACTCGGCACACTCGGGAAACATCCGGCGAACTTCTGGAACAGGGAGGGCCTCTCGATAGCAACACCAATTGGCCTGCTTGATGCTCACACACCCGGGTTCAATGTAGAACCCACGCACGTCTCGGACGTAGACCTCGAAGTCACCCTCGAAGGCTTCGACCAAGGGGCCCGGCTCCTTTTCGAGCGGGAGAGGCCCACCCTGCTTCATCGGTGGAAGGGGAATAGAATCTGGGCCAGGGGGGGCCTGGGGCACGTCCATTGAGCCCGCCACGTCTTCAATTGGCAAACCACTAGACTCGGCCTGTTGAACCGCCTGGTCAGCCCCCTGATTAAGTACAGCTTCGTGCTGCACGCCCCCGAGCATGGCCATAGCCTTGGCAGTCTCGTGCTCCATTTTCTGCGTGGCCAGTTCCATCTTTCGCTGGTTTCGGCAGGCGGGGCAGGGAGCATTAATCATGTCCTGGTCGGAGTCGTTGAAGCCACAGACCGGACAAAAGGCGAGTTTGCGACCCCCTAGTTTATTCCAAGCGAGCTGTAAAATCGCATTGCCCGCCCAAGGTAAATACTCATTGGCCTCTAGGTACTTGAGGTCCAGATTTTCTTTGCGTCGAGCATATTGGAGGAGGGCTTCGGCGACTTTGGCTCCGTGTTGCTCATTGAAGTCGGCTGTGGCCGGAATGGCCGTACAGGTCGGAATGGAGCGCGTGAGCTTCCCAATGAGTGACCGCGCAGTGGGTCTGAGTATATTGAGCACACTCCTGAGACGCTTAGAATCTTCCGACGTGACACGGACTACCTCCCCTGAATCTTTGTGACGAATAATGAGCTGCTCGCCTTTGAGATAAAGGCGATACATCTCCCAATCCCTCTCGTATGGAATGCGCGCCTCATAAGCGCCCTGGAAGCGGTCTTCGAGGTCAGTGAGCAGTTCCTGCTCTTCTCCACGAATCTGCGGCTTCTGCTCAGGCTCAGTGTAGCCCTGAAGAATTGCAGTCGGGTCGATTGAATTTCTTGAGGCCGGCATTATAGTCCGCTCCCCTCTTCCTCGGTGCTACCCCTGTTGAGCATGTCCGCTCTATCTTGAAAACGCTGAGAGTTGAGTAGGCGCTCTTTTGCCTTTTCAATAAACTTTTGTGTCAAGGCCTGGCGCATGTCGTCGGATGGGGACTCTTCGTCATCGAGCAGGGCTAAGTCCGCGTCTTCAAACCCACTCAAGGCTTCAGTGGGCTCGAAGATTGGGTCTGGCCCGCCCAACTCCGGGTCTTCGGGGCCCCTGGACTCAATAGGATTTTCGTACTCGTCCGAGACCTCGGTATTACTAGCAAAGGCATCAGCCACGGGATTTTCCATCGGGGCGTCCAAGTCCTCTGCGCCGCCGAGGTAGTCTTGAATAGTGAGTTCACTAGTGTCAGGCTGTTCATCAGCGAGCCCAAGGGCCCGCTCTAGGTGCTTACTCATTTTAGTCTACAACCTCGAAGTCATTCATATTGACCTCGACCGGATTTCCTTTCGAGTCGAAGCCGTTCACATACTTGGGCACGGGGTGTGCTTCCTTCTCGTCCTTAGCCTTCCTGTCTTGCTCAAGAGCGAGCGCATCTTCTAGCATACGAAGCTGAAGGTCGGCGGACTTCCTTGTGGCGTCGGCCTGTACTTTCTCAGTAGCCGAGCCCGCCCGGAGGAAGAGCATGGCTTGCTCGTGGGTGTACATAAGGCGGGCCAGCTCCATAGTGTGGGCCTTCTGTTCGATATGGTGTACCAAAAGACCACTCACAGTAGTCGAAATTGCACACAGAATCACACTTAGCCCGATCAGGAGTAAATAAACTACCATGTCCCGCCCTCGCCGACACCGGGGCCGCGCTCCTTAGTTTTCTCGACCTGTTGTGCCGCGACAACTACATCGGCTCCGAAGTCGTACACCGGGAAGCTAATTGCCACATAACAGCCCAAGACGAGACTCATCACGCGGTCGTCATGGGTTCCACCCGCTCCACGGAACCGGACATTGCCCATGTCCGTCGTTTCTTGGGCATAAGCCACAAGCTCCGCAATTGTATCCGTGCATTGAGTCGTGAAGTTTCCGTCACGAATGAGTTGCTGAAGAGCCCCAATCATACTGGGCTTACTGAAGGCGCTCGTATCGAGTCCAAAGCGCATATCTTGGCTGAATTGTGCATACTCACCCTTCTGCGTGTCGCGGAAGAGGTTCCAATAACAAAGCCCCTCGCCACTCTTGCCACCCTTTAGTCTCTCGATGACACCGCGCCCCAGGCCGCCAGTAAGCTCAACAACAACAAGGCCACTATTATACCAAACTGCGAGTTGGAAAACGCCGTCAGCATAGTCGAACATTCCCATCCACCCGTGGAGTTGTGCCACCATGCGTAGCGAAAGGCGTCCATCTTTCACATCAATTTTGATGACAGAACAACATGAAGCGTCCCCATCAACTAGGCCCGCCGCTGTGTCAACGCCGAGTACGTACTGTGCTCCCGCTTTGGGCCTTTCCCACACGCGAAGCGCCCCAATCTGACTCAGTACGAAGTTCATCTCGGTTGTTTCGGACGCTTCGCGGAGGTCGATAGGGCACTTCAAGTAGCCACGGGTAGGCTGCTGGGCTCGGGACCTCATGTCAGCAAGTATTTTACGGTCGAAGACGGGCTTTTTAGCGAGGGCCGCGGGGCGCCCGTAAACGCGGGATTCAATCTCGAAGTCATCCATCCCGGCCATCTCGGCCCGGATCACGTCGTGGGAGACAATGTTACCCTCGAACTGCGAGCAGGTATGCAAGCTCGCATAGGGCCGACTAGTCGGGTCTTCGGGGTCAAAGTGGTTCAGCTCTGGGGGCCTTTCCGCTTTAGCCGCGATCTTGGCTTCCCAGCTATCGGGGCCCGTTAGGGGCGTGCCCGTGATGATAATGTCGCCCGCCTGGTCCGCGACACGCATCTGGAGCGCCGGCAAGAACCCGTCAGGACAGTGCTCGTCAATGTGCGCAAGCCGGACGGAGAAGGCTTCAAGCACGGACACGCCCTTTTCGGACGAGACCAGAGCAATTGTGGGCTTGCTGTGGTGACCAGGGCACGAGCCCGCCTTGCCCGCCTCGGCGCACTCACGGCACGCGAGGGTCAGAATGCGCTGCTTGCCATCGTAACGGTGGAACCACTTGCCCCCTTCGGGGAACATTGGGCTCAGGACGTTCCGGTCCTCGCCATAGAACAGCTTCTTGGACCAGACCGAGGGCTCATAGTCAGTGAAGGGCAGGCCCGAGACGAGCACGACCGAAGCTTGCCCCGGAGCCATGGCTCGGTAGGGGTGGAACCCAGTTAGGGCGTAGTAGTCCTCGGCGAACCCACTCTGCGTCTTACTCGTGCGGTTGCCGGCCCTAAAGTAGCGAAGGTAAGCCTGGCTTTGATGGAAAGCTAGGGCGTGTTTGTTCTTCGGGGCGTATAGAAGCATCCGGTCTGCTTTCCAAAGGGCCTCGAAGTCATCTGAAAGCTCGCGGAATCGGCTCGCCCAGGGGTAGAGCCAGGGCAATGACTCTCTCTGGGACTTGGAAAGCTGCGTGGCTAAGTAGCCGACCTGCTTAGCATATTCGTAGAAATTAGTCCGGTCGGGCTCTCGCTGCTTCAATATAGCACAAATGTCCCCACAGTGCTTAACCACCTCGGGAAAGGACATTTGCGCGGACGAGGCCATTTTACGGAACCACGATCAGCTTCTTCTTGTCCTGGTTGATTTGGCCGTCAAGTCGGGCAATCTCGGCCTGGCAATTCATGGCGAAATCAAGCAGCTTGGGCAGGACCACGGAGCAAAGTCGGCACGTACACATGAACGTGCTAATGGGACGGCCATCGAGCACACCCTCGAGTCTCTTAATGCACCGCTTTTCGGGCTGGTCCATGCTTAAATCTCCTCGCCGTCATAGTCCTCGTAGGCCCACCGGATCGTGTCCCAGCCTAGGCAAGCCTTTAGTTTCTCTTCGGTCGCAAGTCGCTCCGCTTCAAGCTCAGAGCTAGTCTCCCGGTCCCCTCGGTAAACGACTCCGTGACTTGGGCCCGTCAGGGATTCGTCAATTGGATTAGCCACTTATGACCCCACTATGAAAATTTCGACCTCGGGGGTGCCCGTTACAGCCGCGAGGTGGAGATCGTCCGAGATCAAGATGTTACTCGTAAGGACGAGCTGCCCACCCGAAGCCGCTACTGGCTGAACGCAGGCCCCGTAAAAGGTAAGAAGGGCTGCGTCGTCTGCGGCATTGGCTGTCATCGCCCCCGCTCTCCGGTCCAAGTACAAAATGTCGTTCGTAACTGCGGAGGTTCCCATGCCTGTGACAATCCAATTGCCGTCGTTTCCCGCATCAACTGCCGAGGAAACAACCAAAAGGCCATTTTGGGGAGCAGTCTCACTGGTATTAAACCCTGTTGTGCCTCGGGTAATGGAGTTATAGGTGGCCGCAGTCGCAAAGTCCAGTGTCGCTCCAACAGCGGCCTGGATTGTGCCCAAGGCGGCCATCCAGCGGGCCCGGACAATCTCTGCCGCGGTCGTGCTGTGATTAATTACTAGCAAGCCTGTAATCGTTGTGAAATTGCCAAGCTCGACCGTGCTTTCGTCCGTACTCAGGTGTAGCCTTTGGTGCAAATAAATGGTCGGGGTAAGGGCATGCTCCTCGGTCTTGGTGTCTACCTCGGGCATTGAGTAGTCGCTGTTCGCGCCCAAGTAGCCCCGGGTCGTGAGTTTTCCGTAGTACGTCATGGATTTACTTAGCCTTCTTCGCCAGTGGACCCAGGATGCTCTCTAGGTCCTCCGGGTTCATAGGTTCCTTAGTCTTTTCGGGTCTCTTGTTCGAGAGCAGGCCATATACGCGGGCCTCTAATTCACTGAAGTAGCCCCTCGTTGGAGCCGCAATCGAGCCGAGCCGGATTCCTTGCAAATATGCCTTGATGGCCTCAATCTTTTCGTCATCATCTCGCTCGGGCAAGGTCCGAATGTCAATCGGAATCCACCCCGCCTCTTTGAGGGCAGTCGACCACTCCTCGGCCATCTCTGAGCAGTAGTAGAGCTTCTTGGGCCTACTTGCTTGGTCAAGGACGGGCCAGGACTCCCAATTGATCGCCATCTTAGAACTATACGCCTCTTTTACGGACGAGTCAAGGAAAATCTAGTCCACGCGGTCAGTGGCAGCTCGAAGGGAATCCCGAACTCTGACTCAATGGCTCGACAGGAATAACAACGAAACCCCTGAACCCGAAGCGCGCTGGGGTGCCGCGGCCTCCGCGGCGGGCCCCCAGGCGCAGATCGTATGACCCTTCTAGTGTGTAACAGAGAGATTCATTGCGTTCATCAGTGCCGATGCGGCTCCCTTTCCTCGTTCCTCGCCGGGACCCTTCTTTCACTAGTATATCGCAATTGCGGGGGTCAGCGCAAGTAAAATCGTACATGGGCGGGAAACTTTTTGCCAAAATTTTCGTTGACACGCCCCCTTGAACTCGCTATACTAGACTCATGATCAACAAAGGCGTTTGGAAAGCCCTTATAAATCCGAAGTCTCCCTTCTTTGACCACCCCCGTAAGGTCGAGTTCCTACTCGTCGCCGAGGATTGTGAGCACTGCGAACTCAATTTCGAGGGCGAGTTCGACATCAAGTACACCCGCTGTCCCGAGCACTTGGCCACTCCTCGCCCCCGAGACCAAATCCATCCCTGGGAGGGCGACAAGATTTCCTGCCTCGGCTGTGCCGAAGACTTCCTCCCAAAGCACACGCGGCACCTCTACTGTTCGGATGGATGCCGGGAGAAACATTACGCTTTATCTGGGAATTTCGGGATGGGTAAGCGAAACCGCCCCTCTTTGGAGTCCCGAGATCTACACCAGTGTTTTTATTGCAATTCTCGTCAAGGCCCCTTTCAGGCGGACCATGTTTTTCCCAAGGCCTTTGGTGGCCTGACTAACTTCGAGAACCTCGTCTGGTGCTGCGAGGCGTGCAATAAGCGTAAAGGTTGCGATTGCCTTCCCCTTGAAATGGAACCCATTGTTGTTGAGGAACTCAAACGGCGCAATAAAACCTTTAAGTTTAGCGGAACTTGTCGCCGAGACTTCATTCCGAAGCATCTTCGCCATCTAGCCCCGGAGGATGGCCCGGAGGAGTCCAGCCACTTCAAGGCTCTCCAAGCCGAGCGCCGTGAACTCGACCGGAAGCGCCTTGAGGTACTCCGTACCGAGCCCAAAAAAACCCCCAGAAATATCAAGCATCACGCCCTCTTTTCTAAACCCGTCCGTGCTCCGCAGCTTTCAGCTGCCCAAAAGGAAAAATTCAAGGCCTTTTATCAAGTCGGAGCTGTAGTCCCCCTGAAAAAGAAGACTTCTGATGTGTCCCTCTTGGCCACTCCCGAGCCCTATCGGGTCGACTGGGGCCCATTAAAGCCGAAATTTTAGCCCAATTATCTGACAGTATAACGTAGTGTAGTGTAGTGTAGTGTATGGCGAGGCAGTTGACTGAAAAACTTGGGAAAAATCCTTTTTCACTTCGCGCGCGTAGTCGCCATGAATCATACACCCTCAGACCCGTGGCCTTCCCGACACCTACCGTGGGGTCGGCCCGCGCGCGGACTGTCAGCGGGATCTTGAATATAGTAATGATTCCGGGCGTGTGGACGTGATGCTCCTCCCCACTTCCATCCCTCCCTTCTCCATGTTGTTGCATGATACAACCATTCTCACTATTACTGCGCCCACTTACGCCTTGTGCACACACGCACACACACACGCGCGGGCCTCCCTCCCCCCTGCCTGCAAAACCTCAATGATTTCGCGGTATGACATTTGTGTCCGTTGATTTCATTGAGGAATTCCGTTCAGTATGACATTTTTGTCATAGTGAACTCGCTTGATTTCATTCACTTTCGCTTGTTCAGTATGACATTCATGTCACACGCGAGAATCATGCCAACGTGGATTTCATTGGGTTTTTTGCGCTGGCACGTTCGCTGCATTGTATTTTTGCATCCGAGCGGCAATGCGCAGCGGATGGCTGAATTGCGGGAACGACCCGTCCAGCCCTTGGCCACGCGGAGTTTGATGGCCTTGGTGAGCCAGCACAACATGTAGGTCTGGAGAGAGCATTGACTCGGTATGCCTGAACACAGGGAGCCCGGGCCATGATTAGCGGGTTGGACAGACCACAGACCGTGCCATAACGTACGGGAGGCGCGTCCAAAGCGGCGCTATGACTTGCCCACCCACGCGGACCCACTTCAGGAGTGCCGATGGATGCGCCTTGACTACGCCATGAGTAACCAAGTTACACGATGGACCAACGTAGTCAAGAGTGACGGAAGAAGTCACAAAACAAGAACAAAACAACGATTAACCCTTGGCCAGAGCAGTTAGCTGGCCAAGGGGCGTTGTTGCTTAATGCCAGCAAATAGGCATAGTAGTCTTAGAGGGCGATAACAAGGCTGACTACCTGATGAGCCCAGCCACAACCAAGGAGCAGAGAATGGCTAAGCAGAATCCGACCGTTGAGACCGTCCAGACCACGACCGTTGACGTTGACGCACTGTTGGCAGAGATGGCCGCTATCAAGGCTGAGAATGCCAAGCTGGTGGCCAACATGGGCACGGTCCAGGCCACGGGAGTCAAGGTCTCGACCAAGGGCGCTGTCAGCGTCTATGGCCTGGGGCGCTTCCCAGTTACGCTCTACGCCGAGCAATGGGGCAAGCTCTTGGGCATGGGCGAGACCATCACCAAGTTCATTGCCGATAACAAGAGCAAGCTCAGCTACAAGCCCGCCAAGGTCTAGGCAAGGCCGAAACAGCCCCTTGGGAGGGCTGTAGCTAGCTAATGGCTAGCCTGATGAGGCCATCAGTAACAACAGGAGCACACCGTGGTGGTAGAGTTCTTTACGCTGAGCTTTCTCGCAATCATGGGCTGGCTTGTAGCCCTACTCGTTCTCTGTCTCTAACCCAAGGAGTATACCGTGGCAATCGAAGTCATCTCTTGCATCTCGTGCGCACTGATGTTCGTTAGTATCATGGTCATGGGCTTCACCTGCTAGTGTAGTAGATTAGGCAGGACAGGACGGCATTACTCGGGGCAGTAGAACGGTATAGGGGTTCAACTCCTCTCGCTGCGCCCTATTTCCTTCCCCTGCCCTGCCTATTCTATACCACTAACAATCATAGGAGCACGCCCATGGCTAGCATATTCTATGGCATAGGTATGGTTTGGCTCATTGGGGCCATCATTGGGCTCGGGGCCATGTTCCTCATGAGCCATGTCATCGAGGACGAGGACAGCACGGGCCCACGCTGTGGGCATGACGGGGGCAAGCTGTGAAGACCAAACGACACGAGGCTATGTGGCATTTCACGCCCGAGGACTGCAAGTTGACACATGGCGATGGCCGACTAGTCCAAGAAGGCCATTGGCTCACAGCCAAAGGTACGCCTGTAATGTGCATCACAGGGATGCATGCTAGTCCCCGAATCATTGATGCTTTGTCCTTTAACTGTGGGCCCATACTTTGGAGCGTTCGTCTTCAAGGGCAGATGCACTATCACTTGGACAAGGCCGTTGGAAAGCGGCGCTTGGCTATTCGTAAGTACCGTCTTGATAAGCAGGCATTTGTTGACTTTGCCCGTTGGTGCTCTGAAGAGGCCAACGTAGCAGCCCACGCAGCCCACACAGCCCACGCAGCCAACGTAGCCAACGTAGCCAACGTAGCCAACGTAGCCAACGCAGCCTACGCAGCCCACGCAGCCAACGCAGCCGACGCAGCCAACGCAGCCAACGCAGCAGCCTACGCAGCCCACACAGCCCACGCAGCCGAAAAGACAAAGCAAGAGCAATGGTGGCAGGACTATCTTAGAACACGGTATGGAGCTTAACATGAGCATTGAGAAGAAGACCCCCGCAGCTGAGAAGGCTATTGAGCCCCCGGCCGCATCCGCAGTTGTCCCCGCCGTCGTTATGGCCGAGGTCAAGATCGACTTCAACCAAGCCCTGATCTTGCTTGAAGCTTGGTTGACCTCACAGGGCGATGATACGGGCTTCGATCTGTTTTCGCAGATTGCTGCGGGCGTTCAGCGGCTCCAAGACGACCTGGAGCAGACTAGAGCCGATGTGGTCGAGAAGAACAATATCCTGATGCATTTGGGGCGAATTGCCCTGGATGCAAGTAAAACAAAGTAGATTGAGCCCCTAGTATGGCGGCTGATGCCTTAGAAGAACGGCCAGCACTCAGTAGCGACCGCGACCTTGCGGGTGTTTACCTCAGAGGTGTAACCCGTAGACTAAGCCAGTATCGAAAAGTCTAACCAATTTCAACTAAGGCTCCCTGGTACAAACTAGGGGCTCCGGTTTCGTAGAAAGTCTGCGGGCATGGTGCCCAATGACCTTGCAAGGTAGAAGAAGAGGTAGAACATGCTGATTATTTCCCGGCCTGATGTTATTGACAAGATCGTCTTTGCCGACCTGGAAGACGGCGCTGTCTTTCAGCGTGAGGGCAGCCGCAAGCTGTACCTCAAGTCGAGCCACAGTTCGAAGGTTGGGGGCAATTGTACCCGCCTGTCGAACGGCCTGCGCTCGACCGTGAAGGAAGACGAGATCGTCATCATCCGTGATGACGCTTGCGTCCGCTTTGACCGCGCGGAGGGCTAAGCCGGCTCGGTAGCCCCCACAGGTGCTTAGGATAAGGCGTGGCTTGCGTGGTCATTAGCCCCCTAAGCACCTGTAAGGGCACTCGTGCCTTAACAGGAGCAAACCATGGCTATCACGGTACAAGGCGAGGCTAAAATCCCCGTCATCAACGAAATCATTGTCGTTCGGAACGTCAAGGGCCTGACTCTGAGCGTTTTGGCCCCTGAAGTCCACAAGTGGCTCATAGAGCAGGGCCATGTGTTCAAGAGATGGCAAGACGGGATGGGTGCAGTCCGTGCGGGCTGGCCAAGCGAGGGCAAGGTCCTCTTCGACGTCGACGAGTGTAATACGGGATTTCCGCCCTGTCTTCAGCATTACAACACCGGACCTGAGTACATGATAAGGATTAGCGAGTGTAACTTGTCCATTCTTCGTCATGAGTCCGCTGCGGTGGGACCGGTTAAGGTAACCTATTCAGGCCTGTACTCGGAAGAGCAGGGCACCAAGTTGTACGAGGTCGCACAGACTTCGCTGGCCAAGCTCTATCGTGAGTACATGCGTGAGACCACGATGAAGGCTACAATCAAGATTTTCCGCTAGGAGGCTCGTCATGCCACTTGGAAAGTTCATTAACAAGGTAGGCTTCGAGCTAGAGGGTGGCTGGACGGCAGAGGCCCATAAGAAGGCCTGCAAAGTTGCAGGGGAATACGGGACTCTGTTTACAGGGGATGGCTCAGTCCATTTGTTCGAGCACGAATGTAGAGGCCCTGACGAGAGGCACCCTTGGGCAGGGGGCTGGAAAGGCGAGTTGCCAAGTTCGGCCTATGAAGACCTTGAGAAGGCTAAGGCCTTTCTCTTGGGTACCTACCCGGATATTTTGCCCACGAAGTGGGCGTCAGACGATAACTGTGGCTTTCATATCCACATCAGCATGACGCGGCCGAGTCATTACCAACGCCTAATGCAGCGGAGGTTCTTTGAAGCTGTTTATACTTTTTGGGCTGCCTGGGGCAAGGAAAAGGCCATCCCGGCAAAGGAGCCCTTCTGGCACAGATTGGCCAACGAGTCCCTGTTCTGTCGGAGCGACTATCAGCCCGACGAGCAAGTCCGTCTGAAGTCAAAAGCTTCAGTGCGCTACTCGGGTGTGAATTATTGTCATGCTATGCACGGCACGCTTGAGCTGCGCCTGCTCCCAATGTTCCTCGATTCTAACTTGGCCGTGGCGGCTCTTGAGGCCTGGGTCAAGTTCGTCGAGGGCTGGTGTGCCGATAGGAGCACGGCTATACCCAAGACCACTCGTTACTTCAAGAAAGTCTTGGAGTTCACTGAAGAGTACAACAGCAGGGCTACCCTTAAAGAGGCCGAGCCCGCAGAGTGGACTTTTTCGGCCACACAAGAGCTTGCGGGTGGACGAAGTTTTCAGCAACCTGAGAATATTGTGACCTGCGACGAGATTGAAATCGACTGTACAAATACCTAGGAGGCCCGTCTTGTGCGTTATATTCGTGAGCGACAAGGGCCGTGTTACACCAGAGCAGCTCAAGCTGTCTTGGGAGCATAACTCGGACGGTGGTGGGGCCGCTTGGGTCCACAATGGGCTCGTGCGCTGGCACAAGGGGCTCAATCTGCCGACCATGATGAGCATGGCGAAGTGTCTGCCCCAGCCCTATGTTATGCACGTCCGGTTTGCCACCGTTGGGGGCAAAGGCGCGGAGTTGACCCATCCATTCCCCTTGGACGATAAGGCCAGCTTGGACTTGCGAGGGGACACGGACCAGGGCGTGCTCTTCCACAATGGCCACCAGGGACATTGGAACGCGAAAGGCACTCCAGACAGTCCGGGCCCCTGGAGTGACTCTCGCCTTATCACATGGGTCCATTCTCGACTGCGCAATGATGAACTAGTTAGGGAGCTAGCGGCCACGGGGGCGGGAAAGTTTGTCGTGCTAACCCCAACCCGCCTCTACAAGGTTGGGGACTTTTGCTCGATTGGCGATGGGCTCTGGGCTAGTAATCTCCATTGGCAACGGGCAGCCGAGAGCGCCTATGTGTACTCAGGGCTTGGCCAGTACGACTCGCCCAAGAAGTACAAGAAGCACTGGACAAAGCCTAGCCCCGTCGCCGCTCCCGAGACCGAGAATATGCTCGCCAAGGCCGCTAATGATGCTATTGACCGGGCTAATGCCAAAGTCGTTACGAGCCCCCGGTTTCTCCTGCCCGAGTATGAGGCCTTTGCTAAGCAGCAGGATGCAGCAGACGAAGAATGGGCCCAGCAGTGGATGCAAAGTGGTGAAACGTGATCCGCAAACTGACAGGGAAGCTCGCTCGTAAGGTTAGACTGCTGACGCACTGTGAGGGCCCCCCGGAACTCTCGGGGCCGGGCGCATGGCATGTAGGAACGTGTGAGTGCTGTGGGAACACGACACAGGTAGCCCAATGGCTCGAAAAGGGCGGGGGTATAGTAGTCCTGTGCCAGATTTGTCAAGATTAACAAGGAGTTAACCATGACGGGTGTAGACTTGAAACGGCTGGGTGCACACTTCCTCATCCCTTTCTACCAGGACACGAGGGGCCAGTTGCATAAGGTAGCCTATACCCCCGATAATTATGTCTGGCTTGCCCCGTTGGCAGGCTATGCCTTGTCGGTAACGCCGTGGCTTTCGCACCCCAAGGTAGGAGCTACTTCTCCCCTGGGCCAGTTTTGTACCCTTCATGGCGTTCCATTCAATCTACCAATCCAGCCCATTGGGCAATCCATAACGCAAGCACCGCTCCCGTCCCCGGCGCAGGTTGCTATGAAGAATCTCTTTGGCGAGGAGTTTCCCGAGCCCGAGATTGCCCCCCAGCCTAGAGCCGTGCGCAACAACGATGGGCAGACTTCGTGCGTAAAGTGCGGGGCGGCCACGAAGACAATTCAATTGTTCATTAGTTCGGCACAGGTATGCACCAAGTGTGGATTTTAGCTTGCCAAACGTGTACGCTTTTGATACACTTTTGCGTTCGATAGGAGGAGCACCATGTCTGAGTTCGAATACAAGCCCGACCCTGATGCGGTTCATTACGAGTTTCGGGCGCGACAGCTCGTACCTAGACTCCAAAGCCTGCGCGATGCTATCTTTGCCATCAAAGAAGAGGCGTTTGATATTGCAAAGCAGCAATGGGCCAAGTCCCAAAAGGATGCGATTATCGGTAACTTTGCCCTCCTAGACACAGCGGTGCACCAAGTAGAGGACAATCTTGCGCTCGTGATGTACTTGGTTCGAGAACTAAAGACGAATGGGCACAAGAATCAAAACGTGGGTATTTCGGAGATGGACACGTAGCCATGCCGACTGAACTACGCAGTGTGGACCCAGCATTGAACCCGCTGTGCGCCAAACTCGGTGCGCGGGTGCTGAGTGTCCGCACTGCTCGCGGGTTGACGGTTACTGAAGCTGCTAAGCAGCTCGGCATGCCAACCGGGGCCTTCCCGTTGTTAGAGGAAGGTCGTATGGTGCCCGCGCCCTGGCTCCAGCAACGCATTAAGCGTTGGATGTGGGAGGGCGTGTCCTTCGAGGGACACAAGCATCCCAAGTCCTATCACGCGGCAGCCATTGGCAAAAAGTGGTTGGCCTTGAGGGTGATGCTGGAGCCAGCCCTTCGAGAACGTCTTAGAAATGAAGCGGGAAGAATCGGTCTGACCTCGGAAGAGTTGGTTGCAATCGCGGTGGATAGACTGCTCAATGCTCCGGTGGTCCTCTCCACACTGAAGGTGGCCAACGACTTAATCAGGAGAACACAAATGGTTGAGCTATTGAAGTATCATCCTGATTTGCGCGCCATCCTTGAGGGCGATATGGAATTGGCCTGCAAGGTAGCTGGCCCCGAGGTCAGGCCGGCTCCTCCCGAGAAGAATGGACTTGAGAACTTGGTTGAGGAGCTAGAAGAGAAGGAGCCGCACGAAGATGACGAGGACAAGGCAGAAGAAGAGGAGCCCTTTTGCGAATGGGACGCGACCTAGTGTGGCTCCTTGGACATTGGGCGGGGCCGTGAATCCGAGGTGGCTTGCTGAACAAGCTTCGCGTGGCACATTAAGCACTGGCGGGGTAAGTCTCGAAGCAATGGACCACACGATGCGTAGCGTTGGCCGCACCTTGTGCAGACCCAAAGGGTGGGAGCAGCTTGAGCTACCATTGGTCTATAGGATAGCACGGTCTGCCCTAGAAGACAAGTGAATTCAACATGGTAAAGCTGGCCAGCATCACAAAGATTGTCGACGTGCCAGCCGTCAGTGGGCAAGACTCACGCTGGGGTTGGCCCCCTCCGTTCCTAGAAGAGTGGTGCGCCCAAGTAGATAAGGAAACCGAGCCCGAGTGGCTCCTCAAAAGGCTGGTGCCTAGCGATGCAGCCGTTATCATGTCGGGAGTGGCCAAGCGCAGTTTCAAGACTTGGCTCGCTTTTCAGATGTGTTTGGCTCTGGCGAAAGGAACTTCTATATCAAAACTTGAGCCAACAGCCGCCTACAACAGCTTGGTACTGGAGCTTGAGGGTGCTCGGAAGCAGACTCGTAATCGCTGGAAATACCTACTGTCGGGGGCTGACGTTCCGCCTGGTAAGATCACATTCATTCATCGCTATCCTGTCCTCCTCGATGATCCAACATGGGTTGAGCGCATCAAAGAACTGGTGCGGACAAGGAACATATCTTTCGTGGTGGTAGATACGCTCGCCAAGGCTAGTCGGGCTGACGAGAACAGTGCCCGGGATGTGGGCAACGTAATGAGGGCCATCGATGCTATCAGACAAGCCAAGCTCGGTTGTACAGTCCTTTACCTTCATCACCTCAAGAAGCCAGGCGACCCCGAGCTGGAGATCGACATCGACGATGAAGTGCGTGGCTCTTCTGCACTGCAAGGGTTTTACGACACACACCTTGCTCTTAGAAAAGCTTCTTCGCGCAGCGACTCTATTAATCTCATTGCCCGGCATAAGGACGACGAAGAGCGCCAATTCGTAGTGCACTGGGACATTGACAAGGAGCTGAGCACGGCCGCGCTCCAGATGGATGAGCTAAGCATAGACAATCTGGATGCAGACCTGCTTGATAATTGTGCTAAATGCCTACTCGCGGGTGAGAGCTATGGCGTCCGAGACTTGTGTAGGGCGTGGGGCTTCTCGGCCGATATGGTTATGGCTGTTCGTGATCAGCTAATCAATGACGAGATACTAACTAAGACCGGCCGGGCGGGTAAGGTTAAGCTTATTCAGGAGGAACTCTAATGGCAATCATCAGTCGCCCATTGAAGCTTGAAGACGATAACAAGTGGGACGCAACCTTTGGGCCGTGCGTGTACACGGAATGCCCAACGTGCCATAGGCGCGTAAGGGTGAAGATGAGCAAGGAAGACTTCGAGCAACACAAGTCCGTTGAGTATGCCTGCCCATTCTGCTCCTGTACTCACACGTTTTAGTGGAGGAAGCCATGCTTATTACCTGGGCCCGTCTATTGAAAGCGCTTGTCATTTCGGCTATCGTTACAGGGCTAATCATTGGTGGACTCTTTATGGGGCGAGAAATGTCCTACCGTGCCCTGGAAGACTACACCCAAGGATATTGCTTGCTCAAGATGGCCGTGACTTACAAGAAAGACAGGGCATTGCAAGCTTGGGCGACAAGCTGTGTTGAGCTGGGCGGCACTCCGGGCTGGTTCTTTGATTTTGATGGCTCACTCGCCGGACCGCGCTGTGAGGGAAAGCCAGAGGAGAAGTAGTCATGGACCCATGTGATTATGTGGATGGTCTCATTGAGGTCGAAGCGAGAGAGCGGGAAGAGGACAGGGCAGCAACAGAGGCCCTCCTAATGGGGCAGGATGCGGCTATTGAACGCTTGACAAAGGAGCGCGATCGCTACAAAGCCGGCGCCCTAGCCCAGAGCGAGGCGCAACAACAGGCGTTGCGGGCTAAGGCTATCGTGGAGGCCGACCTCGCCGCCTCCCGCGCGATGGTGGAGGAGCTGTGTGGGGCGGCACAGCAAATGATCTTGCTATGTGAGGAGAATGAGGATCCAGACATGGATACTGAATGGTGGGTGCGAGGATACAACGCGCTAGCCGAGGCCTTGGTTAAATCCAAGAAGGTGACCCCATGACCCACTGGTCAGATAAACTCAAGTCTCTCAACGCCTGTAGCGAGGCGGTCGCGTGGTGCCGAAAGCAACCTAGCCTCACCGTGGCGTGGAAGAAGTGCCGGCGCGGGGATTGGATGCTCTGGCTTGCTGGAAAGTTGTCGGGCGAGCCCGGCAGTGGCGCGCGTAAGAAGCTATGCTTAGCTGCGTGCGATTGCGCGGAGCAAGTGGCCCACCTGGTTACACCGGAGGGGCAGGTAGCCATTGCGCTGTGCCTGACGATTACACGGGATTGGGTTTGCGGTGGACCGTCGACGTTGGAGGATGTGAGGTGCGCCACCGACGCCGCCGCTGAACCTTCTGGGAGATTTTGCCGGCGGAAGCTTCCTTCTGGCCTTCGGGCTGGTGAGCGCGATCGTCCATGCGATCCGCACAGGAGAAGGCCAGGTGGTGGACGCCGCCATCGTCGATGGCGTCTCCCTTCTGGCCACGCCCTTGATGGGTCTGCAGGCGGCCGACCTGTGGCTGCGCGAACGCGGGTCCAATCTTCTGGACAGCGGGGCCCCGCACTACGAGGTCTATAGCTGCAGCGATGGCGCATATGTTTCCATCGCGCCGATCGAGGACAAGTTCCGACAACAGCTCCTGACATTGATGGGTTTCGACGCGGCGAACTTTCCGGACCTCGCCCACCCGCAGAACTGGGACGAGGCAAAGCGGCTGTTCGCTGCGCGCTTCGCGCAGAAGACGCGGACCGAATGGTGCACGCTTCTGGAAGGCAGCGACGCGTGCTTCGCACCGGTCCTTTCGATGGCCGAGGCGGTGGACCATCCGCACCAGCAGGCCCGAAACGCATTCGTCGACATCGACGGCGTGC